AGTATCCGCATTTGTTGCGGCTGTTTCATCCCCTGCAAAAGTGCTGTCCTGACCAAAATTTGCTGAATATCTTATATCTAGGGAATTAGAACCGTCACTTGCCGCAAATAACATCTCATTGCTACTTATAAAAGATGCAGATACTGCTGAACCGACATTGCTACCATTTTTAGAAAACTGACAAGTGCCATTTTCTAAATCCACCGCAATTCCAATAACATCGCCAACACCATATGTAGCAACTGTTTCTACAGTTGACCCACCAGACGCAATAATACCATTCACACTTGTGTAAGAAACTGATTCTGCTGAAGAGTTAAAAATGTTGGTTTCAAGATAATCTGCTGAATTATCAACTGAAATAATCCCCACTAACAAATGACCACTATCAGCCCTATATCTATATTCTGCGTAGTATTTCTCCCCTGTCCCTGTTGGCATAGCCATTGTGCTAAAAGTTGTACCTCTACCAGTATTAGACGTGTCTATTTCTAAATTTCCGTGACGAGGGTCAGCGTAGCTAGTGAGTGCCTTACCTATTTGAGAATTTAACACAGAAAAATTATTAGTGGGGCTATCTGGCATTACATCAAAAACACCAAGATTAGTTGCAGTAAAATCATTTGTGTTACCGCTAGTATCATCGCCAATGGCTGAACTATCAGCAAACTCAAGATGAAACCCATTAGTGCCATAAGAACCAGTATATTCTTTTGGTATCCATACGCTTGATTTAGTCTCGCCAAAAGATGTCGGGCTTAATGCTTGCCCATCAATAAAATTAAACTCTGCTACATATAAATCTGAATAGTTTGAACCTAATGAAGAGCCATCAAAATTAACGTAATGAGTAATATCATCGTTTATCGCATATTCAGCGTTTTGACTTCCATATGTAGATGTAAGCAAAGATGTTATTTGTGTTCCATTCACATATAACTTCATGCGATTTGTGCTTGTGCTTTGCGTTGTATCCATCACAGCCATTATATGATACCAAGTAGACATATCTCTAAAAAGAGCATTTGTCTGAATATTAAATAATGCAGAACTTCCTTCTGTTCCCCCATAAAATCTTATAGTGTTTGTAGAATTAAACTCAAGTATTGTATATCTAGCACTACTGGCGTTAGTTGTTGCCATGAACAATCTAGTTGTCTTATTTAAATCTGCTCTTTTTACCCACATACTTATAGTGAATTTTTGTCTATCCCCTTCTGCGCTTGGGGTTCTACTAAGCCTTGCCGTATTACCTTGATCAAATCGCAAAGAATTTTGTATCTCATAGCCATAGAATTCAGTATCAGCTCCTCCAAAAAATAAATGTGATGCGCCAAAAACTCCTGACATTATGCAAATGCTTTCTGTGGTGTACCAAGTAAAATTCTATTTGCGGCTATGACTACATATGGCACTAAATCTGTTGCCCCTGCTGTAGATGATAAATCTAATGTTGAACCACCACCTGCTTTTTCAAAATCACCTGATAGTGAAACTACTCTACTTCCTGTGCCATCTTGAATAAATGCTATGAAACCTGATTGACCAACTTGCTCTGTTGATGGATTTGCAAGTGTAACTGCACCTGTGAGCGTAAGAACAAAATTTTGATTGGTAGCAAAATCCAAAGTAACTGAGCCAGTATTAGTTGTGTCTGTATCTGTTGTGGCTATAGCTGTTCCTGTGACAGTAACCCCATTCGCTGTAGTCGCTATTTTAGCCACATTATTATGGAATAAAGTCACCGCGCCATCATCAACAAATGTTGCCATAGTCTCAGATGTACCAAGAATATCAACCTGTGAAGATTGTATCTTTAAATTACCAGTACCAGTATCATCTATATAAGAGTGAGAACCATCATGATAGATGGATAAATCTGTACCTGCGCCAAAGGCAAGGCGATCATCTGAAGCACTTGCACTATCACCAAAAACTATATTTTTCGTGTTTGTTTGCAAATTACCACCAAGTGCAGGTGCAGTATCAAGAGTAATATCAATGGTAGAAGGGGTGGCTGTATCTGCGCTTTGATCAAACGTAAATAAACTTATGAAAGCATCATTATCTGCGTTTCTTACTTTGAGAATATTATTTCCTGTATCATACCAATATTGATAAGCAAATGTTGTAGATGGTGCTGTTCCATTTGAATTGTTGCTTACGATTGCTGATAAAGCACTATTTAAATCAGATCTAAAGTTTGGAAATGATTGGTTTGCGATTACATAATCATGTGTTGCCATTTATATCTCCTTATGCCGCCACTTCTCCGAACCCTTTTGCGACATAATCAAAGGTTCTGTTTACACCTGCATTACTACTATTAAAGAATTGAATAGTAAATCCTGTTGCTGACTTACTTGTTATAGCATAATAATCACCGCTTGATAAGTTCTGAGCTGTAATTCCTATTCCGCTTAATGTTTTATAAGCAGGACTAAAGGTTATTGCCTTTGTTCCTGTGCCACTTGCTATATCAGATTCAGCCACAACCCTATCAGGCATATCAATAGTAACAGATAAACTTGTAACCTTTGGCGATGCTGTGGTTGAAGTAGTTGTTAATATAGCCTTGAACTTGAATGCCCTTGCCTTGTAATCACCTGCAAAGAATGGTCGAAACGCTGTATAAGTTGGAGTCCCTGATGGATCGCCTTCCGTTGTTGCAACTTGTATTTGAACATTTGTATCATCAAAGGCTTGAACATCACCATCAAAGTTACCTATAGCTGAATCAAATAAACCTGTTGCGGAATCAAATAAATCTGCATATTCAACACGAACAACAGATATATTAGTTGATACTCTGCTTGTATAGACCGCACCTAGATCAACAAAATTATCAAACTCATAAGAACCTGTTAGGTGAACTGCATCAGCACCACCATCAAATAATCCCAAAGCATCATCAAAGTTACCTGTTGCCGCGTCAAATAACCCTTGTGTGGATAATACCAAACCGTCTTCAACTGCGGCTGTATTTGTTTTTGCCCCTGTGAAACTAGGACTTTGAGTGGTAGTTGCTACTGCATTTAGACCTTTAATATTCTCAATTAGTGCTACTTGACTTGAAGCGTTTAAAGAATTGTTGCCTAACTTATCAATAGACTTTATAAAATATGTGCCTGTGATTGCAGGAACTACAACAGTATTGGCAGGGCGTGAAACCTTTTCCGCTAATGTTATACTATTTGAGTAAGTAGCACCGCTTGTTGCGTTTGAATGGCGTATTACATAGTGACTTAAATCTAAATCTGTTACTGGTGTCCAAGATAGGTGAGCCTCTGTATTTATTATATTTACTGAGAAATCTGTAACATCAGCAGGAAGAGCCGTCTTACCTACAACTTGATGCTGTACTGTAGTAAATGGTGACGTAACACCAATTGAAGAAACTATCCTAGCCCTTACATCATAAGTTGATGAATCTTCCACATCCACAAGTTCAAAACGTGGGCTTGATGAAGTGCCTAAAGATATAAACGTGCTTTCAGTAGATTTCTTGGCTTGAACCTCAAACTGATCAGCATATACGCTATCAGATGTTGGAGATGCAACAATAACAGAAAGAGCCTTTTCGTTAAATATTTGCAACTCATCTACTACTGTTAATCCACATGGGTCTATATCAAATGGATCAGGAAGGGTTGTGTTATCTTGTTGAAAGCTTGCTTCATCAACTGCCTCTGTCCAATCATAAACTGAACTTGCTGTTTCCCTTGCTATTACATCAATGCCAACACTTTGTACGTCTGCTTTGAACCCCCAACTAACAACTTCAAAAACTTTATTTGTAAATCCAAATTTTGTGTTTGTAAAATAGAAGGTGTCACCTATTGCTAGTTTGAACCCCTTTAAAGTAGTTCCAAATTGTATCACTATTTGTTGTCTGTTTTGATAAAGCTGTATTTTAGCTAATCGTTGAGCCATTGCTGTAGAAGTGGTGAAAGGCAAATCATAATCAATAAATATTTGCTCACCATCTTCTGCTTCAAATAGGCTTGATGTAACAGCAGGATAATCAGCAGGAATAAAGTTCGTAGATGTTGGCGCGAGTATGCCTTTGATAGCATTAAAATTGTCTCTTTTACTTTTTCTTGTTGATAAAGAAAGCTCTCCCACAACGTCATCCTCATCAATAGTAATTGAAGGACTTACATACTTAGCCGCTTTTAAACTAAATTTTCCATTTGAATAGTAAACAATACCACCACAACTAGTAATCATTTTAGTTAGATTATTTCTTGATGATTCTAAACTCTCAACTGTACCATTAAATGTATATTTGCTCTCACTTCCTCCATCTTTTAAATTTACTGTCTCGTCACATATGTTAGCGGCTGTGGTAAAATCTGTATCGTTTATTTCTGAGGAATTAGCACCCATTCCAAATCTTGAATTTAAAATATAATCACGGACACATAGCGCAGGGTTAGTAGAATATGCTGTACTTGAATCTCTAGGGTCAAATACCTTTTTGCCTTGTACCTTGACTGATATATTTGGCAACCCATTTGCAAATGCGTTTCTGTTAAACTGCAATCTAGCATAAATATAAGCTATACCTTGTAATCTGTGTTGATCTGTCCAAACAGTAGACTCAGAAACTAAATCAGAATCAGCCGCTTGATTATCAGAACCAAGGTGGGTATTTATTCTTATTAGATTCGCAAATTTACTTGGGGATGTGCAGTTTCCATTAGCATCTATGGTTATTTCTTCATCACCAATGAATATGCCTGTTGTGTTACTACCACTTGCTGTGCCTATTGAATTAACCTCATGGCTTGCGATCATGATAACAAGATGAAGAAATTTATCTTTCTCTGTAGATTCTGCATGAGCAAGAACACCTGATACCCTAGTTTCACCATAAATAGCCCTTCTTGGGAAAGTAGGCTGTTTAATCATCTGTGTTCTATTATTACTTAACGTAGAAAAATCAGAAAAATTGGGTAGCTGTGGGGTAGGTGATAACGACATCATTGCCGCATTTGCGGATGCGAACGCAACCGCAGTCATTACCTTACTCAAGCCTCCTATTGGTCCTGCAACCAACGTCATCAAGACTGCTTGTATTATCACTTCGGGCTTTGTAATATTTTTAATAAAATCTTTAAAAAATCCCATTACCTTCCCCAGACTAATTCTTTTTGCTGTAGACTTGCAATTAAATCTAAACCCAAATCATCAGGAAAATCTATTTTTTGATCCTCACTTGTGAATCTTCTCAACTTACTATTTTCTAATCTTATTAAACGACTTTCTAATGTAAGTGACATTGTTGCTGTTTCTGAATCTTCTGCTATAGACATAATATCCATAAAACCTTGAAATATCGCATAAGGGTCAGCTATTACAGCTTTATTATTATCTAATGCCCCGAAAAAAACTGTAGCATCTCTTGACTGATAATTCTCGTTTAAAGCGGCTGATATTAAATCAGATGGTATGCCTGATAGTGCAATAGTTGCCCCAGTAGCTTTTATTTGACCTGTTTCTTCAACTGGTGATACTTGAAGAAGATTGCCACCCCCAACATAAGAAACACCTCCAAAACTAATTGTTCCAAGCCCTGTCCAAAGACGTATTGGATCGCCCTCAAAATCTAATAAGACAGCAAAGAAAGGATTAATACTATCAGTATTAAATTCAGTATTTAATGCGCTTGTAATATCTCTTGCCATGTTAACCTATCTTTAATGCCATTATATTAAACCTACACCCATTGCCATCTGCAAATAAAGAACCACTACCAGAATTTCTTTTTGCTTGTACTCTAAAAACATCTGCGGCTGTTACAGAATACATAAGAGACACAGAACCTTCAGAACCATCTTGTGCGTTGTTTCGATGATAGGTTTTTGCTGTTGAACCTGCTACTTCCGAAAAAGAACCACCAGAAGGTTTTCTTTGTAATCTCATTATTCCTTCTGAACGTGATGTGTTACTGTTACCGATTGTTAATTGGAAAGAAAGCAAATATACTCCTGCTTTTGCAATAGTAACCTCACCTGCACTTTCACTAAAAACTGCTGTATCTGAGTTTTGTCTATTAGTATCAAAATCAATAGTTGAATAAGAAGAAGATAGCGTTTGATTTGCTGATACATAAGAATCGTAAAAAACAGCAACCATCGCTGTGCCTGTCTGGTCAGGTAAGGTAATGGTT